CATGCGGTCATAGTCGGTCAGCGCTACGCGGGGAATCGGCTTACCGGACATCTCGGAAACAGACGGCCAGCTCAGCGTCAACATCATGCCGTTGGTGAAGTGTTTGTCGAACTTGTTGTCGGCGTCACGCCGCTTCACCAGCAGATTGTGCATGGTCTTGCTGTAGCGGCTCAGACGGTCGATCCGGCGCACGGAGAAGTCGCGGGCCGCTGCAGTGGTCGGGCTGTAGATGGTGAGGTCGAGCGGGCTGGTCTGCACGCTGAACAGGGTCCAGTTGAGGATCAGGGCGTCGGTCTTGCCCGACTGCGCAGGCCCCACGAAGATCACCGAGTCGTAGACCCGCGAGTCGAGCGTGTCCATCGGCTCAACCAGATAGTTGACACGCTCGTTCTGCCAGTCGCCGACATAGCCGCCTGGGTTGTTGAGTTTCCGGTATTTGGCGGCCGACTGCGAAACGGTCAGGCGCTCAGGGGGCTTGAACATCGCACCCATGCCGAGCGCGATCTCTTCGACCGAACTATAAGTCGTCGTCCCCGAAGTCTTGAGCCGCGCGCGCGCCGAACTGCTTAGCAACTGCATCCTGTAAATCCCCTAGAAGACCGTCAATAATTGCGTCGAGAATCTGGTGCTGACGCCCGGTCAGCTCCACCTCGTTGAGTATCGAATCTTTCGCCAGGATCAGCGGGACCCGCACCGCTTTAACGAGATCGCCATATACCTCGGCCACCTTGTCGGTCGGCCACAAGTCGCCGGCCTGGACTTCGAATTTTTGCTTGGCCAGCATCGCGTGCCAGAATTCTTTGGTGAGCATCTTCGGCAAGTTCGTGTGGTTCAACTTGCGGACATAGGTGATCACCTGCTCGATGTCGTCGATGTTGAGCTGCATCTCGACGAGGAACGGCGCCGCTTCTTTCACCGAGTAGATCGGGTGACCGGCCCGGCGGCCTGCTGGCTCCAACCCGGTGATCTTCGATTGGACGGTGCGGTTATCCATGCCGAACAGCTTGCCGAGCTGCGAGATACTGGCGCCCTCGAAAAGCAGCCCCTTCGTCTCGTCGTCCATCACTTTGCTGTCGACTTTAGCTACGGCCACGAACATGCTCCTTGATCAACTGTGCGAGGGAATCCGGCGGCAACAACTGCAGCGCCTGGATGTGCCGGCCGGTGTAAGCCTGCATCGTGCGCGAACCGTTCCGCACCTGAGCATAGGTCGAGTAGGCGATGCCCAGCAATTCGGCCGCGTAGGTCGGGCCGAGCTGGATGTGCGTCTCGAATTTGAGTAGGACCTGATTCACCGGACTGCCCTTTGATATATGCAATGAGCATATGGCAAACCGGTGGCGCTTGCAAACCCTTGAATCGCAGGCGAAAAAAAACCCTTCTAGCCGTGTCCCCTGGTAGGGCGTACTAGAAGGGTTCCCCCAATGTCAACGCCTGAGTGCCTGCCCATCACGTTGGTGATACCTGCCTTCGCCTGTATCCCCAAGATCTCGCATCCGTGTGAGATCTTGGGGATAAAGGCCCTAGCGTCTGCTAGGCACTTGGCGTTGGTTGATGCCTTGTTTGCTGACCCACCTAAAGCGAGTGGCTTCTGGACGGAGATAAACACACGATCCGGGTGAGTCAGCAAACAAGGCGTCCCTGCCTTGGGTGCGACTTTATAGATCGTCGTCGATGGTCGTCAACTGTTTTTTGACGCCACCCTTTTGAAAGCGCTTGAGCAACGCGAATAAGCCCTCTTGCGCGTCTTTCTTTTTCATCATGCAGTCGACCACGTATTCGTCCAGGGTGCCCTTCGCCACCGCGTGCAGCACGAACACGATTTTGGTCTGGCCCTGGCGCGCCAGGCGCCCGATGAACTGCAGGTAGAGCTCAAGCGACCACGGGATGTCGTAGAAGTAGATGTATCGGCCACCTTTCTGCAGGTTGAGCCCGTGCGCGCCCGCCTGGGGGTGGAGCAGCAGCATTGGGATCTTGCCCGCGTTCCATTCGCCCACTGCCTTGCCGGCCTTGTCCATCTTGACCGCTTTGGGGAAGGCTTTCTGCAGGCGATCCAGCGATGCCTTGAAGTGGTATCCAACGAGGATCGGCTCGTCGGTCTCGGCCACCAGATCCTGCAGGTCCTTGATTTTCTCGCTGTGAACATCATGGATTTTCTTCACCTTCGTCATGTCGTCGGTGTCCATGTCCTCGACGAGATACGTTTCGTACAGCACGCCGGAAGCGATCTGCAGCAGCTTGCTCGATAGCGATGCCGGGGTCTCGGCTTCGACCTCACGGCCGTCCATCTCGACGATGCCTTCCTGCTCCATCTCGTTGTACAGGCGCATCGCTTTGTCGGGCAGATACACCTCGCGGATCACCGACACCGGCTGATCCATCGGTAGGTAATCCTCGGCTTTCATCGTCAGCGTGATGTCGGCAATCGCGGCGGCGATCTGCTCAGCAGCGCCTTTGCGCATGGTGTATTTGAAGGTGTACTTATCGTGGATGAAATACTGATCCATAAACTCCTTGTTGGTGGTGCCGAGGCGCTTGCCCAGGTCCAGCAAGCCGATCTGCCCGAACAGGTGCGCGTAGGTCTCGGCGGCCGGCGTGGCGGTGAGCTGGATCATGCGTTTCATGAACTGACGGACGCGGCGCAGGGCCGCCCAGCGCTTGGTGGTGTGATCTTTGAACGCAGATGACTCGTCAAGCACCACCCCTTCATAGGGCCAGTCCTTGCCCCAGGCCCGCGCCAGGAACTCTACCTGCTCGCGGTTGATGACGTAGATGCTTGCCGGGTTACGCGCCTTGTGCGCCCTCACAGCCACCTCAGCGGCCTGGTCGCGTTTTATCTGGATGTAGATTTTGCGTTCCGCCGGAGTAATCGGGTTGAGCATCGCCTTTTCGATGTTGTCCCGGCCATATCGCGTGATCGCGGCGCCCTGCAGGTGCAACTTGGACTTGGCCCGGCGGCGAAGCTCCAGCTCGCGGTGCCGACGCATCGTTTTGATCACGTCCGGGTGGTGCACATCGTATTCCTTGAGGATCTTCGAAGCAGCCTGGCCAGCAGCATTGATCTCTTCGACCAGGTCATCGTCGCGGATGTGCGCCATCGACATTGCCCGCGTGTGTTCCCACTCAAGGATCTCATTCGGCCAGGTCGTGTTGGCCACGCGCAGCGGAGCGACCACCAGCCAGCAGCCGATCCCGCTATCCAGGCCGTCGATGCAATCGATGATCAGGTCGAGCATGATCGTCATGGTGCTGACGGTCTTGCCCAGGCCCAGGTCGACGAATAGGGCGCAGAAAGGGTGATCCTTTCCGAACTGCACCATCTCGTCTTGATACATGTGCATTTGTTCGCGGGTGAGTAGGGTCATTGGAACACCAGTTTGGCTGTCTCAAAGTCATCGATCACATGCACCGGAATACCGTGCGCGCGGATCTCTTTGTGGCGCTTGAGCTGCTTGCGGTTCGGCACCTCACCCTCGCGCTTGTACTCCACATACATCGTGACGCCGCGTCGGTGGTAAAGCCGGTCGGGCATCGAATCTTTGTTGCAGCGCATCAGCTTGACCTCGAACCACCCCCGCTTTTCAGCGAAGGCGGTTGACGTGGATTCAAGCGAGCTTTCGGCGGCAACTTCCGCCACTCGGTCGAATAGTTTTGTCACGCTGCGATCTCCCTCAAAATGCGGTTGGCCCGGTTGATATACCAGTCGTAGTCGATGTCGGTCGGCAACTCTTTCGGCAGTTTCATCAGCGCCATGCAGCCGTCAGTCTCACCGACCTTGTTGCCGTTGGTGGCGTAGCGGATTGGCCCTGGCGACTTGGTGGAGTAATAGAACCGCACAGCCTTGCCGAGCTGCACGCCATCTTGCTGGATCGCTACCGGCGGCGGCCGCTTGGTCACCAGTTTCACGGCCTTGTTGCCGAGCCATACGCGGCTTTGGCCTTCGTCGATCCACGCCTGGCGAACCCAGTGGCGATCACCCCAGCGAACCCAGTCGTCGACCGTGGTCTCGCCGCCCTGGACGCCACCCCCGTTGACGCGCTTGATCGACACGAATTGCCGCATGTCCTGGCACCACTCAATGGTGTCCTCGACAGGCGTGCCTTTGGTGAGGTATTCGACCACGGCTTCGACGGCAATGGATGCCGTAGGGTTTTTGTCGATGGCGGGTTTCGCATAGGCGCCTTTGCGCTTGGCCGACCCGTCGAATTTGATGGCGATGTAGTTGTTCACGTCGCGGGAATAAATCGACTTGTACTGGGTGGACTCCATCACCAGGCCCGTCTTGTCTTCCCACTCTTTGATGATCTGTGCCTTCTTTGCGGCCAGGTATTTTGGGCACCGGGTAACGACGCCGTCCGTGTTGGCCGACACCACCGGTATACCCTCTTCCTCGAAGGCTTCGATCAGCATCAGCAGGCACAGTTGGCCGGTGATCGTGGTCTGGATCAGCAGGTCCGGGGCGAACAGGATTGAGTAGCACGAGCCGAACTTACCGAACGACCCGTTGAGGATAATCTTGAACGTCTCTTTCTTCTCACCGACCGCGACCTGGCGCTCGTCGTAGATCGGTTCGTAGACATCGAGGAACACTTCGCCCAGGTGCTTCGGATACAGCCGGCACCGGATGATGATCGAAGGGTAGTAACTCTTGGCGTCATCTTCGCTCAGGTCGTGTTCGTCATCGGCGTGGTGTGAGATCGAACTTTCGGTCGAGTGCAGGCCACCGATACCCAGCTTATAGCGCGAGTCGCCGATACCGATCAGCATTTTGCTCAGGCTTTCGGGCATCTCCACCTTGCCGTTGCGGACGTGGAACAGGGTGTTTTTCACCGTGTGGAGAACACGCTGCATGTCGGGGGTTTGGAACGAGATGAAGTCGGGGGTCTTGTAGCGGAATGACGTGTTGTGCGTCGACTCATTGGGCTTGTAGACCCGGCGGCCAGTCAACTCTTCGATCCGCGCCTTGATCACAGCCTCGGCGATCTGCGCATCGGATTTGGACCGCAGGTCGATGCCGTATTGCTCGGACATCATCTCGCGGATCTTGATCACCTTGAACAGCGCGGTGTAGAGGTCCTTGGTGGTGGCCAGGTCGTTTCCGCAATAGTTATAGGTGGTCTTGCGGCGGTTGCTGCTGGTCAGGTCCTCTTCCTCGGACACGTCAATGAAGATGTGGTCGTCGAAGTGGTACGGCAGATCCTGCATGGTTTCGGAGTGGAGCCGGCCGCCGTAGATCTTGAGGCTGGCCTGGCCCTTGGCGACTTCGATCAGGTCGATGTGGTCGACGCTGTCGTGAACCTCGACGCCGTATTCCTGATAGAACTGCCAGTTGCGCAAGTTACCCTGGATGATGTGGTCGGATGCGCGCTTGAGGTCTTTATTGCTGACGCTCTTGAGCGCGTACATCAGCATGCACATGTCATAGCTGTTCCCGTTGAAGGTCACCACGGTGTGGCGCTGCAGCACGGCCACGATCCCGCGTCGATCTAGCGGGTGGCCCTTGTACTGCTCAAAACCTTTGTAGGGGGTCTTCGTTCCGTCCTCCGCAATGCGGCTGAACATCACGAGGAAGTAGTCGTGGAAGCATTCAATATCGCAGACGGCACGAGGCCGCCCCGTAGGTCGCCAAGCCATTTTCGAACCCTCATAAAAAATGCCCGGTATGAGCCGGGCCAAGTTACCGGCCGATGCGCGTGAGGACATCGGCCGGGTACTGCTTAGGTGTTACAGATCCTCGCCATCGTCCAAGCTGCCCAGGTCGTTGTCTTCGATCTCCAACTCGTCCCACGCACCATCGTCGTCGATGGCCGCTTCGCCGATACGCTCGCCTTTTTTGACGAACTGCACGCCGATCAGGTTCGCGTTGATCTTCTTGCCGAAGTCGTTGTCCTGCGCCCATGGACGGATCAGGATGTTGATCACGCAGCCTGGATAGAACAGCTTAGCGATCTCGTCCGCGTCCAGCAGGGTCCCGCGTTGGTCACGGCACTTAGGCGCGCGATCCGGGTTTTCCGAAGCCTTGATGACCCACATGCCTTCGGTTTCAGGCTTGAGCGGGCCGTCTTCACCGTCACCGTTCCGCAGAAACTTATGCTCGGCGCCGATTTTGCCCATCTTGTTGCCTTTCAGCAGCTCGTTGATCACGTCGACCATCAAGGTCTTCGCGTCAGCGTGGGTTTCTTTCGGGGCCAGGCCGGTGACACTGAATTTCGCCTTGTCCTTTTCGTTCTTTTTCCACGCCTTGTCCAAGTGCGGATAGGAACAGGTGACGTTGTCCACACGAATGCAGCCATCATCATAAAGGATTGCGTTTGCGACTTTTTTAACGATAGAACGAGCCATGCTGATTTACCTTTTCACAGAGTTAGGGAATTACCGATTTACAGTTCACCGCTTAGATCATCGAAGTCGCTATCGAATGGGTTTTCGTCGTCGCTACCGCCCAGGTCGTCGAAAGCATCATCGTCGCCAAGACTGATCGCGGGGCGCGGGTCATTCTCAAGCACCAGCACTGGTTTTCCTTTGGGCTTGTACACCAGGCCCTCCAGCACCACCGGCATATCCTTACCGCGATAGCCGCCTTCTCGTTGTATCACCTCTTCGATTCCCGTCAAGTTCAAAACGGTCGTCTTGAGGAACTTCTCAGCCGGAATGCCCGATGACATCTCAAGCGTTTCGGCCAGCTTTTGCGGGTTGCGTTGATGGAACACGCGGTTGGCCCGCCCTTCCACCATCTTGCGCCCCGGTATTTTGGTTCCTGACTGCGCACGGCGCTCGACATCATCTTCGATGTCTTTCAGCCAGTTTTCGATCACCTTGCGGTATTCGAGCAACTTGACCTTTTGCGCCAGCGTGAGGTCGCGGGCGGGAATAACGCTCATGTCGAAGTCCTCGCTATCAAGGAAGGTGATGTAGTCGGCCAGGTCCATTGTGTCGGCCAGGTCGTCAAACAAACCATCCACGATTGTGAAAATCCAGTGCGCCCGTGTTGCGCAATTTGCGCGGATTTTC